TCACCGGGTCGCAGGTGCGACCGGCGTCAAGGTGAAGTGCAGCGTGTCTTCGGAAAGACCGTTGAACTGCAGCGTGAGCTCCTGCTCGGCCGGCAGGTCATAGACGACCACCTTGCGTGGCTTGTCGCAGCCGGGAGAGCCATTGAAATCGAGCGAAGGCACGACCTTGCCTGTGGCGACAATGTCGATCCAGAACGGAACGTCGAGCGCGACGCGATACTGCCCGGCCTTCGGCACCCGAAAGCGGATCAGCCCGGCCGACGCGCCGTCGGCGAGCATTTTCTTGCTCGGGCTGGCTGCGAACTGCACGGTGTCCTGCGGCAGCAGCGCAAGTGCGTAGAGCCGATCGAGCTGCAGCAGCGGAGCGCTCTGGCCGGACTTGCCGGCCGAGGCGCTCTCGGCCTTGCCCACGAACAGCGCGTGCTCATGCGCAACGTCCCATTTGAAGCTTTTGCAGGCATCGCTGGCCGATGCCTGCATCGCGCCCAGGCACATCGCAGCGCCAACGATCCACGTCAGAGTCCGCATGAGATTTTTCCGTATCAGAGACGGAGAATCCTACACGCTATATAAAAACAAACATAACGATAGGACCGTCGCACGGCAGCTCCGCGCGAGCGAAAAACCGTGTGGCGAAACGCGGAAAAAAACGCTGATCGGCTCAGAAACAAAAAAGCCGCGCTTTTCGGCGCGGCTTCGGATCTTGTAATGGTGGGCGGAGGTCACTGTGATTCGCGTCCTAACATTATGATGCTGCTGGACTATGTTGGACACTCTCTTTTAAGTTACCCGGAAAGTTACCCGACCATTCGCAACTGGCTCTCGCGGGGTAATCATCGGCCAGAAAATCAGCGATTCTGCTACCGCAGCGATCTGACCAACGGCAGCCGCCCTAAAGTCACAGCCCTCGATGCCAGCGCTATTCGGTTCGAGCCCGTCTCGGGGAGCCGAATGAATCAGCCATAGACCTTGGCCGGCGTCGCACGGCGCTGCACCACGGAGCCACCTTGCAGACCTGCGTAGACCGCGCCCGTGCGCGTCGCGAGTTGAGCTCCGACGATGTTCACCGACTGCGCCACGCCCCGCTCAACGCGATGGTTGATCTCCGCCATGATCTGCCCGTCGCTGAGCTGGCGCATGCTCACAGCGACGCCAACATTGTCGTTGTAGACGATACTTATGCCCTGCTTGCCTGATGCAAGCGGGGCGGATCGGGCAGGCTCAACCATGCCTGACTGCGCTCCCATCATCAGCAACGTACGGCTGCCAATTCTCAATAGCTCCGGACCGTCCTCGGCGACCTCATACATGCCACTAGCGTTCACCGGGCCACCGTACCGACGCCCAGTGAATTGCATTGCGCGCATCTGCTGGATCTGCGCCAGCTGAACCGCTACTGCAGCAGCGGCGGCGGCCGGGGCCAAAGCCGGACCAATTACGGGCACGGCAATAGCGGATTCGTAGGCTTTGATGGCAGTCGACGGAATCGAGACCAGTGCCTCGGCAATCTTCAGCGCTTTGAAAACGGCAAAGCCTTTGGCACCGAACACTGAAGCAGCATCCGCAGCCATGCTTAGCGTGCTCGCGATTGCATCCGCTTGCATAACCATCGCGTCTATCTGTTGTCGTTGATACTCGGCGAGCGAGTCGGCGATTGCGCGTTGTCGCTCTGCAGCGTCCAACGCCCCTTTGTAAAGAGCCGCGTGATATTCCTCGTTTTGATCAAGCGACTGCTGGAGCAAGGTGCGCTCAGTGTCGATCTGCTCCCCTAATGGACGAAGCGCGTCGGCCTCTAACGACTTGAGATCGAGTCTCCCCTCGAACATCGCTAAGTTTGTGCCGAACTGAATTTCCTGCTTGGGTGCCTCCGGTGCCGCTGATTCCTGTGCCTGGTCACGCACCTGCTTGTCGGCTTTGCCCAAAGCATGGATTGCGGCGTTGAGCTCATCGATTCGCTTTCGTGCCTCTTCAGCGTCAGTAACCATCGCGCCGTGAATGGCCGCAACGCCACGAAAATCCAGATGAGCCAGCGCAACCGCTTGAGCAGCGATACCGCCGATCTCATTTCCAACTTGCTTGAAGACATGCGCGACATTGACCGCGACAAGCGCGACACCTTTGAATCCGACAAGAAGCGAATCAGCCAAAGCAACGGCTACGTCGCCATCTGCAGCAACATCCGCGAACTCCGACGACAAGCTTTCAAGCGCTGGCATCAAGTTCGCTGCAAGGCGTGTCGTCAACCCTTCGGCGGCTCGCCCCATAAGAAAGAGGTTGTCGTTAAAACTGCCCGCGGCTGACGCGGTCTTTTCATCAATGGTGAAACCTAGTGCATCAGCCTTGTCTCTCAGCCGCTGCAAGCCATCAGCGCCATTGTTGAGAAAGGGAATCAGATCGGCGCCAGACTTACCAAAAAGCGCCATGGCGACGGCGCTCTTGGCAGCACCGTCACGAGCATCGCCGAAGGCCGCAGCAATATCGGTCAGCACTTGGTCCGTCGAGCGCAGCTGCCCATCCGCACCTTTTACGATCACCCCGAGCGCCTTGAATGCGCGCGCTTGCTCGCCTTGTGCGTTCTCGGCCGATTCAATCATCGATCGATTGAGCTTCACCAGCGCGCCAGTGAAATCATTGACGCCCTCTAAATCGGCGGCGAACTGAAGCTGGGACAAGGCGGTGACGGACGAGCCCACCTTCTGGGCCATCTCATCCAGTTCATCGAATCGGCCAATGGCTTTTGCTACGGCAGCTGCAGAAACAGTAGCGATTGCAGCCAAGCTCGCGCCGACGGCTTGACCAAGCCTTTCGAAGTACCGCTGCATCTCGCTGGTCCGTTTATCAGCGAGCCGACCTGCTTTATCCAAACCGTCTTCAAATCCACCGATACGAGCGATCAAATCCAGCGTGAGTGTGCCTAAGCTTCTTGTACTCATTGGGATGACTCTCGGTGCCGGCCAAAAATTTTCATCACGTCTTCTATAGTGCCAACCCGCTCTTCTTCGGGCGGGTCATACGGCATGAAATCCTTATAGGTAAAAGGCTCACACCGAACCTTGCTATCGCGATTTATGTTTGCCAGCAGTGCGCGCGTGAGCGCAGAAGGAATCTGAAAATTGCTGCGGTCATCAAAGGGGTGAACTTCGAAATAAGAGCACCACCCCCTAAATTCCCCGTAGGTCATGACTCGTTTGAGGATCGCCAGGGTAAGCGTCCAGAGACTACCTATAGCGGGAGCTGAGCGGCGACATTCCAGGGCAGCAGCTCATCAAGCTTGTTGATGGAATGATCTGCGATGCGATCGAGCACATGCCGCAGATAGGCTTCGGGGTTGAGTCCGTTGAGCTTGGCCGTGCCGATCAGGCTGTAGATCGCAGCGGCACGCACGCCGCCGGCATCGGAGCCGCAGAAGAGAAAATTCTTGCGCCCGAGCGCGACGACGCGCAGGGATCGCTCCGCTGCGTTGTTGTCGATTTCCAGATTCCCGTCGTCGCGATAGCGCGTCAGCGCCGGCCAGCGTGAGGTGGCGTAGCGAATCGCCTTGGCGAGTTCGGATTTCGTCGAGAGCGTGCCGACGGTTTGATCGAACCAGCCCTTCAGTTCTTGCAGCAGTGGTCCGGCGCGCGATTGCCGTTGTGCTTTTCGCTCTTGTGCTGGTTTACCGCGAATGTCTTGCTCGACGACATACAAAGCGCCGATGCGATCGAGGGCTTGCTTGGCGATGGGCGAGGCATTGGCCTGGTGGATGTCGAAGAATTTTCTTCGCACGTGCGCCCAGCAGGCGGCTTCCTGGATCTTGCCGCCGCCGTAGAGGTGATGAAAACCGGCGTAACCATCGGCCTGCAGCGTGCCTTCAAAACGGCTCAGGTGCCGCTTCGGATGCTCGCCCTTGCGATCGGGCGTGTAGCGGAAGAGCACCGCTGCGGGAGTCTGGCTGCCAGCCGGGCGATCGTCGCGCACGTAAGTCCACAGCCGTCCGGTCTTGGTTTTCCCATTGCCTGGCGCGAGCACTGGCACCGGCGTGTCGTCCGCATGAATCTTGGTCGCGCTCATCACGTGCGCGGCAATGCGTTCGACCAGCGGGGCGAGTAGCGCCGCGCTGCCGCCGACCCATTCGGCCAGCGTCGAGCGCTCGATCTCGACACCTTCACGGGCGTAAATCTCGCTTTGCCGATACAGCGGCAGGGAGTCGCCGTACTTGCTGACCAGCACATGCGCCAGCAGGCCAGCGCCGGCCAGGCCACGGGCGATCGGCCGTGAAGGTGCCGAGGCCTGGACGATGCGCGAGCAGGCATCACAGGCGCACTTGGGGCGCACGTGCTGAATCACTTTCCAGTGCGCCGGCACGTAATCGAGCATTTCCGAAACATCTTCGCCGATCGGCCGCAGCGCGCCGCCGCAGTCGGGGCACGCCGATGCCGGCGCATGGACGATGGACTCGCGCGGCAGGTGATCGGGCAATGGCTTGCGGGCAGGTTTCTGCCTGGCTTCCGTGGCCGCTGAAACGACCGGTACCGCGTCGGGTGTCTGCAGCTCCTCGATCAGCAATTCGAGCTGCTCGATCTCACGGTCGAGCTTCTCGCTCTTGGCGCCAAACTGCATGCGCTTGAGGCGTGCCAGCTGGATCAGCAGCTTGTCGATCTGGGCATCGCGATGGCGCAGCACGCTGCGCAGCGTCGACAGCTCGGCGGCATGCGACTGCACCAGCGCACGCAGCGCTTCGACGGTATCGGGCAGATCGGATTCGGGCGCATCGAGCATGGCATCTCGATGCAAAAAGCTTGCAGAATCAGGCGGCTTTCGAGGGTTTTGTGGTGCGTTCCGGTCGTCGCCAGTCGATGCCTTCGAGCAGCATCGAGAGCTGGGCTGCGGTCAGATGCACGCGGCCCGACTCCGCCTTCGGCCAGACGAAGCGGCCGCGCTCCAGTCGCTTCGATAGCAGACACAAGCCGTCACCGTCCCACCACAGCAGCTTGAGCTGATCGCCGCGGCGACCGCGAAAGGCGAAGACATGGCCCGAGAACGGATCATCTGCGAGCACCTGCTGCACCCGTGCCGATAAACCATCGAAGCCTTTGCGCATGTCCGTCACGCCGGCCGCGATCCACACCTGTGTGCTGGCTGGCAAACCGATCATCGTGAGCGCAGGCGATCAAGGATCGTCAGCACCATCGCATCGGATGCCGATTCGATGCGTAGGCAGGCACCGTCGGCGAAGGACACGCTCAAAGCGACGCTCGTCGATTGCGGAGTCGGTGCAGCAGGCGGGACGATCGTGACCGGCAGCAACGTCGTCTTGCTCGCCGCGTCCGCCTCGCGCCACCATTTGAAAATTAGATTGTGATTCAGCCCATGGCGCCGGGCGATCGACGAGACCGAACTCTGCTTCTGCCGTGCTTCGGCTACGCACGCCGCCTTGAATTCCGCCGAATAGCTGCGCCGCTTCTTGCCCAAGGATGATGCTTGCATGGTGTCCACTTAATCAATCGTGGACACCATCGGCGCCCAAGGGACGCTTATCTTCTACGCCACAACACTCCCTTCAAGCGGTGAGCCTCGGACGCTTACGCTTCTATACGCGCAAAGGATTCTTTTGCGGTTCGTCCAAGCGCTCTGTTGGTCTGATGGGAGAGCTGAATCCAGCTCTTGATATCTACCCGCCTGCGTGCCGCAGCGCCGCGGGGTAGCGGTCCCAGCATGGCCGCTTGGAATTCCTTCGGATCAAGCGCCCCAGCAGCACCGACAAGGTTTGCGGAAGCCAGCAGGCGACTACTCATAAATTCGGCTAGCTCTTCGGGCAACGGAAACCCCGATCTTATCGCTAGAGCAGATTCGGCTAGCACACGGGCCAGCGCGTTCCGTTCTCCCTGTCGAGCAGGTTCAATGCTCGACAGGGAGAACGAAAAGCAGCGATCTTCGGTGGGGTGCTGGACTGCTACCGCATAGCGCACCTCTTTTGATCCAAGCCGTTTGTCCATTTATGTCAACTAGCCTCGCTTCTCCGAGCTTCTCAAGAAAGGGCCACGCCAAGCCGGTGAAGGAATCCGGCCTTTCACCCCGTCGGGCTAGACGTGGCTTGATCTATTCAAGTCTGCTCAGAAGCAGCGACTCTATCGATACACCGCACCGGTCGACATGTAAGTGCCGACCGTTTTCATGAAAGATTCCGCTACCGTAACCGCCTTCCAGTCGCGAGATCCATGAATCATGGCAGACACGATGAAGCCAAGGATCAGTTCTTTGGTGTCGTCACTCGCATGCGGGTTGTTCATGAAATCCAGAAACTCATAGGCGTACGCCGTGCCGAGCGCGCAGTGCGCTTGGCTATAACGAGTTTTGAGCACCTCCGGCTTCCACCAGATTGGGCGCTCATCGGGCCCAATACTGACGAAACTCAAGTCTTCCACTTTAGACGGTGCATCTTTTGAAATAACCCATTTCTGGGAGCGGCGCACCTCGGTCATACCAGAACCTGGCACGTATTCGCGAAGCTTTATAACCGCACTCATACCCCACCCCCTTCAAGCTCTTCAAGCGTGCAATCAAGATCGTTGTGAGCCTCGAGCGCCTTGCGACAGAGAGTCTGCGCGGCGGCAACTAGGCGTCTGTCGGCGAAGCAAAGTTTCGGTGCCAATTCTCCGAGTACAGCGAGAGCAACATCTACGGAGTCGTAGATTTCACCAGCAAACGCTCTGGCTCCTGCAACGGTATTCGCGGCGGCGCTCATGACTTCACCTTCCGATGTTCCGCATGGCTCGCGGCGAATGCAGCGCTTGCCATTTGAAGCATGTGAATGGCGGCGTGGATCGGGTCATAAATGGCTTGCTGATTGAGATCGGTGAATTGCTCTAGAACGGAAAGCGCTTCCCCAAAGAGCATTGTTCCGTCGTCGTAGTAGCTGATGGCGTCTCCGCTGCCGGGGACGATCTGATATTTGGCGTTCAGTTCGAGAAACGTGCGGGGCTCAATTGCCATTGCTCACCTCCCTCGTGCGACCATGCTCCCAAGCCAGCGCATCCGCAACGGTGTGCATGATCCGAAACATGGCGTCCTTGTCGTCGCAGTTGAGCAGGGTCTGCCCGTCTTCGACGATGTAGCTCAGCGTCGGCTTCTGCCTTTCGGCCTTGATACCATCCTCAACAGCTTGCTCCATGGGTATCTCCATGTTGCGAGTCAGGGGCACGGCGTCTCGTACACGCCGTCTCCCCGCCTCATGCCCCGCTGAAATCCGCCGCAGGGCTTCGCGGTACAGCGATCAAGCGGCGCGCAGCGGCAACACCGCGGCCGGGGCCGTCAGCGTATCCAGATAGTCGGCCCAGGCCTGCATCATCTTGCGGCGCTCGGGCAGGTGCGACGTGCGGTTGTACGCGCGGCCATTGGGATCGCGGACCGCGTGCGCGAGCTGGTGCTCGATGAAGTCCGGACGAAAGCCCAAGGTCTCATCCAGCAGCGTGCGCGCCGTTGCGCGGAAACCGTGCAGCGTCATTACTTCTTTGGGATAGCCCAGACGTCGCAGGGCTGCATTCAAAGCCGCGTCGCTCATCGGCTTGCGCGGGCTGCGAACACCAGGGAAGACGAACTGCCCTCGCCCGCTGAACGGCTGCAGCTCGCGCAGGATGGCAATAGCCTGCGTCGGCAGGGGTACGAGATGCGGCTCGCGCGTTTTCATCTTGCCTGCCGGGATACTCCACTCCGCTGAGTCGAGATCGACCTCTGCCCATTCCATTTGGCGCAGCTCGCCGGGACGCACGAACAGCATCGGGGCGAGTTTGAGGGCGCAGGCAACCGGGAAGGTGCCGGAGAAACCATCGATCGCGCGCAGCAGGCCGCCGATGGCCTTGGGCTCGGTGATCGACGGGTAATGCTCGGGCTTCCAGGGCGCGAGGGCACCGCGCAGATCCTGGGACGGATCACGTTCGGCCCGGCCGGTGGCGATGGCGTAGCGAAATATCTGGCCGCTGACCTGCAGGATTCGGTGGGCAGTCTCCAGGGCGCCGCGGGCCTCCACGCGCCGCAGTACCGTCAGGAGCTCAGGGGCGGTGACGCTGGCGACGGCCCGATCACCGAGCCACGGGAACACATCCCGCTCAAGCCGGCCGATGGTCTTGGATGAGTGACTGGGAGCCCAGCGGGTCGAGAACTTGCCGAACCACTCCCGAGCAATCACCTCGAAGCTGTTGGCGGCTCGCTCCGCTCCGGCCAGCTTTTCGGCCTTCCTGTGCCCGCTCGGGTCGACACCTGCCGCGAGCAGCTTGCGTGCCTCATCCCGCCGGCGGCGGGCATCGGCCAGGCTGACTTCGGGATACACGCCCAAGGAAAGCAGCTTCTCCTTGCCGTCGAAGCTGTACGCCAGGCGCCACCACTTGGAACCGCTCGGGTTGATCAGCAGGAACAGGCCGTCTTCGCGAGGCAGCTTGTAGGGCTTGGCCTTGGGTTTGGCCGCGCGGATGCCGGTGTCGGTGAGCTTCATGGTCGTCGGGTAACTCGAAGTCGGGTAACTCGTTCGGTGATCCCGAAGTTACCCGGAAAGTTACCCGGCGCAAGTGCTGGAAGTCGGCGGACGACGGTGGAAGCAAAAACAGAGAAACCAAAGAAAAACCCCGCGTTTAGCGGGGTTATCTGTGCATCTTTGGACGTCTATGGAACCTGTAATGGTGGAGCGGAGGAGGATCGAACTCCCGACCTTCGCATTGCGAACGCGACGCTCTCCCAGCTGAGCTACCGCCCCACACAAGGGCGCGCAGTATAGCGAGTCATCGGCCAGAAAACAGCCCCTCTCCGAGAGCCTCAGGACGAAGCCCTTGGGCCAAGCGGCGGCTCGCAGGTCGGCCGGCTGATGCGCGGCGGAATGCGTGCGGTCGCGCCAGGGCCGATGCTTCGGCGCCGCAACGATGTGCGCAAAAGCGGCGGGGCCAATCATCGTCCGCGAGAGCTTCACACCATCTGTTCGACCATTTCGCAGCGCCCTCTTCACGCGGAAAAAAAACCCTGCTAAATAGGCGCCGCACTGGTCCACAACTCAGCAGCGATGGCCCGAAAGCCCAAACCCAAGCCGCAGGCGGAGCCCGCCAAGAACTTCGATGAATTCGCCGAAGAAAGCGAAGGACTCGAAGAAGACGTGAACGTCGAGCCTGTCGAAGCCGTCTCCGCAGGCAAGCTGCGCGACTGGCGCGACGTCGAGAAGTTGAAGGAGATGCGCGAGCTGCGCCGCCTCGTCGGCGACGACTTCGATCTCCTCGACGACGTTCGCCCGCGTCGCTGAGGCACTCGTCAGCCCTGCGCCGCCTGGCGCAGGCCTTGTGCATCCGTCGATGAGCCCTGCGAGGCGATCCCGGTGCATCGAACAAAAAGCCGGGCCGCTGTTGCAGCCCGGCTTTTGTTTTATCCGTCAGCGCATCGCATACCGCCGGCGCGCGCGCCGGCCTTGAATCTCAACCCGATGGCTCAGCCCAACAGCTTGGCCAGATCCTGATCGATCTCTTCGGGCGTGGCGACCGATTCGTAGCGATTGACGACCTTGCCCTGCTGATCGACGAGGAACTTGGTGAAGTTCCACTTGACCGCGTCGGTGCCGATCAACTCCGGGAAATTGGCTTTGAGATGCGAGACCAGGCGCTGCGCACCGGGCAAGTTCTCGTCGAAGTGGCCCGGCTGCTCCTTGCGCAGGTAGCGATACAGCGGATGCGCATCCGCGCCGTTGACTTCGATCTTGGCGAACAGCGGAAAGCTCACACCGTAGTTGAGCGAGCAGAACTCTTCGATCTCGGCTTCGGTGCCCGGCTCCTGATGACCGAACTGATCGCACGGAAAGCCGAGAATCTCCAACCCCTTGCCGTTGTACTTTTTGTACAGCGCTTCCAGGCCCGTGTACTGCGGCGTGAAACCGCACTTGCTCGCCACGTTGACGATCAGCAGCAGCCTGCCCTTGTATGCGCTGAGCGACTGCTCCTGTCCCTTGATGGTCTTGGCGCTGTAATCGTAGACACTCATGTGATTCTCCGTCGGCCTTGTCTTGCGAATCGGCTTGTTGAACAGCCAGTCTTCGATTCTAGCCTTGCCGGGTCAGCAGCATGGCGTCGCCGTAGCTGAAAAATCGATAACGCTGCTGCACCGCATGTCGATAGGCGGCCATGATGCGCTCGTAGCCCGCGAAAGCGCTCACGAGCATCAGCAGCGTGCTTTCGGGCAAGTGGAAATTGGTCAGCAAGCGATCGACGACATTGAAGCGGTAGCCCGGAGTGATGAACAGCCGTGTCTCGCCCGCGCCGGACTGCAGCGTTCCACTGAGCGCGGCCGATTCAAGCGCTCGCGTCACCGTAGTCCCGACGGCGACGACGCGACCACCCCGTGCCTTGGTCCGGACGATCGCCTCGCAAAGCTCCGGCGAAATCTCGTAGCGCTCGGCGTGCATGCGATGCTCGGATACATCATCGACGCGCAATGGCTGGAACGTGCCGGCGCCGACGTGCAGCGTCAGCGTAGCCGTCCGCACCCCGCGGGAATTCAAATCCGCCAGCAAGGTGTCGTCGAAATGCAGCCCGGCCGTCGGCGCCGCGACAGCGCCCGGCTTCGCCGCGAACACGGTTTGATAGCGCTCCGCATCGAAACCGCCCGGCGCATGCTCGATATAGGGCGGTAGCGGCAGCCGGCCGACGCGCTCCATCAAGCGCTCGAAGCTGCCCGCCGAATGCAACTGCAGGCGGAACATGTCGTCCTGCCGATCGATCATCACGAGCACCGCAGGCGCTTCGCCATCGGCCAGATCGATCAGGATCTCGCCGCCTGGCTTGGGCGTTTTCGACGCACCGACCTGCGCGAGCGCCTCGCGCTCGCCAAGCAGCCGCTCGATCAAAATCTCGACACGTCCGCCCGTCGGCTTGCGCCCGAACAGGCGAGCCGGAATCACGCGGGTGTCATTGAAAATGAGCAAATCGCCCGGCTCGATCAGCGAAGCGAAATCGCGCATCTGTCGGTCAGCCAGCGTGCCATTGGGTGCAAGCTCGAGCAGGCGACTGGCACTGCGTCGCTCAGCCGGAAACTGGGCGATCAGTTCCGGGGGGAGTTCGTAGTTGAAATCGGAGCGGCGCATAAGAAGGCGCGCAGTTTACACAGCGGAGCCCGCCGGTTTCAGCCTGAAGCCCCGCGCATTCGACGGTACTGAACCATTCGCGCCAACCTCCGCGAACCGACGCGACGGCGACGGGCGGGGCACCCGATCAGACGAAGCCCCCGAACAAAAGCACCGCCACGATGATGACCGCAGCGAGCAGCCCCCCGGACGGTCCATAGCCCCAGCTGCGGCTATGCGGAAATACCGGCAGCACGCCGAGCAGTGCAAGCAACAGGATGATCAGCAGAATGGTTCCGGTCGTCATGGCGGGCCTCTTGCGTTTGAAGCTCCAGCGTGTACCGGAAAGGCTGAACGATTCGCACCTGCTTCGGAAACCGGGCCCGCCGGTTTAATCAAAATGGCAAACAGCCGCGCTAGGCTGTCGCGTTGATACGGATGCCGTGGGCGAGCGAGATGCGCACGAGTTTGAAATTGGCAGGTGGAGCCGCGACCCTGGCGCTGCTGGTTCACTGGGCGTCTCGTCACGAGGTTCCCACTGCCCATGCGGTAGCCAGACCGCTAACGGCTGCCGCCCCAAACGCCGCAGCCCCCGAACCGGCGCAGTCAATCTCGAGCGGCGAAACTCGAAGCACCGCGGTCCTCGTTCCAAAAAACAAGGAACCGCCGGAGGACAGCCCTTGCACAGCAGGCTGTTTCGAGCAGGAAGCCGGATACAACTGGGCAGAACAGATGCGCGTCGACGACCCCGTCGATTGCGACAACGAATCGTCCTCGTTCGTGGAGGGCTGCCTGGCCTATGCCGAGACACAGCAGGCGGAAGTCGATGACAGCTGGGAAGATCGGTAAGCAGGCCGCCTTACCCGCAATGCTGCGATGGGCGTTGCACCGCCTTCGCGTCAAGGCGCTCGACGGCCCTATTTACCTTTCAGTAAGTTTCTATATACTGCACCGCAACATGGCTCGTTGAGCTCCGGCTCCGAGGCATAGCCAGTCTCCTCCAGAAGGGCTACGCGCCCTTCTCGCACTTTGGCCCCCTTTTGGGGGCTTCTTTTTGTCCGCCACTCGGCCCAGGCGCATGCCACCGGCTACCTGCGCCCCGATTCTCCGTCCGGGCCACAGCCGGGGAAAGCGAAAATGTCGGACCGTTGATCGCACGCAATACGGCCGCTGGTCGAATTCCCGCGCTCACTCAGCACTTTTTACCTTGGCGCGTAAATTCGCCAGCGGCATGCTGCCGTATCGCCGAGCTTGGAATCCCCGTCCCTGGCAGGTTGCAACAGGATCCCCGGCCAATACTTGGCTGCGCCACTTGTCCTCGAAGCGAGCGCCGCTTTGCCACCTTGCACCATGGAAGTGCAGGGCCCCGTAGTCTCAGGGAATAGACGATGAAGCCGCTGCAGATCCTGTTGGTCGATGACAATCAGACGTTTCTGGCTCTCGCATTGCGACTGCTGTCATCGTTGGATGACGTCGAAGTGATCGGCTGGGCATACGACGGGTTCAATGGAGTCCGCTTGGCGGAAGAACTCTGCCCCGATCTCGTCATCATGGATCTCGGCATGCCTGGCATGGGAGGGTTGCAAGCCACCCGCCTGATCAAGGCTCAACATCAGCCACCCCTGATCGTCATCGCCAGCTACCACGATGACGTCGAGCGTCGCGAGCATGCGGCCGCCGCAGGCGCCGATGCCTTCGTCAGCAAGGACGAGTTCGAAAAGCAGATCGCGATGTTCATCGAGAAAGCGCAGCGCCCCATACGGTGAACCCCACAAAGGGCAGCGCGGCGAGTTCCCGCGTTGCTCCCGACGCGTCCAGATAGCTTCCGCCATCTGTACGCCCCGAAAGAGCTCAAGCCTAGAGTCGCAGGATCGACGCCCCCATTACGGCGAAGCTGCAGGCACATCATGGCACTCGATAACGCTGTGGCAACAAAAAAGCCCCGGATTTACCGGGGCTTAGCCAACTCATGAAACTCTATGATGCACTTCTACAAACTGATCAGGTGTGCTAGGGAGGGCTTAATACTTTCGAGGTAAATTCACCTAAAAACGGCCAACATACCCCCAAAGATACCCCCACACCTTTGCACGCTCTGCCGAGTGCAAGGCTGCGGGTCAACCGCGACCGGTCGAGCAGTTGACTTTTAATCATCTGCTCTTTGCCTCGCGTGAGGTCGCAGGTTTCAGGCCCGCCGGGGACGCCGCACCAGACCAAATGATTAACAGTCACTCGTTCTTGCGATCAGTACCGGGTGCTGAACTGCTAAGCCCAGACTTGTAGCGCGCGATCCTTGCCTCAATGGCATCCATCATTTTTGACGCAGCAACTTGCAAGTCTGCGGAAACTTTCTGCGCCTCTTCCGAAGATTTCACGACTTGTTTGCGTGACTCGAGATATTGCTCTCGGACCCCCTCAAACCCAACTCTCGCCTTAGAGGACTTGTCAAGAATGTAATCAAGGAGCGGCGCGTAGTGATCTGAAAATTTACGCAGATCCTGGTGCGCGCTTGATACAGCGTTCAGCGCAAGCGTCAACGCATCGATTTGGTTTTCTTTGGCCTCAATCAATCTTTCCAAGTTGGCCAATTCCCTCCGCTGAGCATCAAGTTGGGCATTGAACTGTTCATCAAGTTCGGCAGGCATGCCCCCACCAAGCGACTGCTCTAGCCGCAGGACGATCTCGGCATTCATAGATCGTCCCTGCACTCTCGCCATATCACGCAACTGCGCCCTCATACCTGCAGGCAGGCGAAGCATGAATTTATCTTGTTGATCGCTCGGATAGTCGCTCATATCGGCCCCAGATTAGCTGTGATGATGTCGAGTTGACAGTAGTGTCGACTCGACATATTTTTGAATGGTAGCGACTCGACATCGCTAGTTACACCCACAGGAACTCAGAGGGAGGCGACAGACATCGATGAAACACGGCAACACCCCAGAACGGCCAAAGCTGGCTTACACGCCTGCGGAAGCAGGAGACTTAATCGGCAGTTGCGTCAGCAAGGTGTTCAAGCTGATCCGCGACGGCGAACTGGAATCGTTCAAAAGCGGCAAGTCCCGCCGGATCACGCATCGCGCGATCGAGGACTACTTGACTCGCAAGGAAGCAGAGGCCCGCAAGGCCAGGAAGGTGGCCGCTTGAGCGCCATCGACACGCCCATGCGCAAGCCGGCGCAGCGTGGGCCGGGCACGGGTAAGCGCCGGAGCTTCATTGCGTCTCGCACCGCATCGACTTGGCAGCGTGCAGCTCACCGTTCGCTCGCGGCCATCGCAGCGGGCTTCCTGCCCGTCGCAGCCTACGTGCTGGCCCACGTCGAGATCACCGCCGAGAAGCCCCTTCTCTGGGCCTTGGTAGGGGCTTCGCTGATCTACAGCGCGCCGTCACTCGCCGAGTGGGCGGAAGGCTGGTGCCGTTCGCGGATCAAGGCCTGGGCCTTCGCGGTGCTGCTGGAGGGCGTGATGCTCGCCAGCGCGATCCAGGCTTTGAGCCTTACCGGCTTGATGCTGCTGGTGATCGTCAACGCTGCATTCGCTTGGCGTCAGGCCGGCGAAAACAAAGAACCCCACCGATCGCGTGTGCTTGGCGGCGATGCGAGCGGCGGGGCGTCCGATGTACTTCCAATGGAGTAACACCGATGCCCAACGATAGCATTGCCCTTCCCCTCTGCAAAGCGCCCGAGCACTTCCTCAACTTCAACCCGACCGAGTGGACTGGCGGCGCAAGTTTCAGCCTCACCCAGCGACTGAACGAAAACCGTTGCCAGCTCGACGCTCGCGCCTACTGGGCTGATCGCGGCTCTGTTCACAACCCCACACCGCATGCGTTCGTCGCCTTCGACGCGTCGATTCCCACCTTCGGGCTGAGTTTCCGCATCCCGAACCTGACGCCTCCTCAGGCTCGACAACTCGCCGCGAATCTGCAGATGGCCGCGAACGAAGCGGATGAGTTCGAGCGCCTGGCCGCGGAGGTGCGCAATGGCTAAGTCCGCCGCAACCACCTGCTTTGCCTTCCATCAGGTCAACCCCGAGGAAACCAAGCTATTTACGGTTCGCCCTGGCGTTCCGGCCTCTGATGCCCTGGAAGCAGCGTCGTGCTTTATGGACGTCGCTCTCTCGCTCTGCAAAGGCATCGGCAGCCTTTCGGATGACGACGTTCGCGCGGGCATGGCATGCGATCTCAGGCAAACGGCATTCGCGTCGCTATTCCTGCTTGAGATGGCCAAGGCGGTCGTCGATTCCATCGAGGTGAAGGCATGAGCACCAAGTCGAAACCCGCCGTGCCACCGATGCCGGCCCTTCGCTGGTTTGTGTCCGACGACCTTCCGTCTGAGACGTTACTCAACTGCGCCAAGCTCACCAACTTCCTCTCTGGTGCTTTCGCCAACGTCCCGAGCGGCCTCACCTTCAGCGCAGATGATGCCGACGCAGTGTCCAGGCTCATGTCGACGATCACCGATGCACTCGAGTACGAGAAGGCGCGAGTTCAATCACTGGAGCGCGCAGCATGATCACCAAAGCCCCCACCAAAGCTGCCCCCGAACGCCCCACCAATGTCCTTGTTAACGACTACGCTCCGGACACGCTCACTGCTTGCTCGCACGTACTGTGTTTCCTCGAAGAAGCGGTGACAAACCCCGATATCGCCGACGACATGGCGGCCAACCGGCAGACGATAGGAGATGGGGCCCGCTGGATCTTCATTATGGTTCGCGACGCACTTGAATACGAAGCGGCGCGAGCTGCATTGAAGGGTATTGCGAAATGAAACCTCAGATCGATGTCAGTTGGATGGCCGGCGACACCCTGAAAGACACCGCAGAAAAGTGCGCGTCAGTCGTTCGCTTCATGGGCTCTGCTTTTTGCGAGGCGGAACGAGCGAGCTTCACTGAAGACGAGGCCCATGGCGCCTTCATCATCTTGCAGACCGTGGCGGACGTACTGACCGCAGCAGCGGAGCGGGAGGCAGGCAATGCTTAGTCCTAAAACTCCACAAGCCGACCTCGAAGCAGCTCGCCAACGCTTCGCAGACGCGCTCGAAGCGGCCGAGGTGCAGCCGGAATATCGGCTTGGTATCACGGCCGCTGCAGAGGCGCTTGCAAAGGCAAAGGCGAACTCGGTGCTCGCAACGTTCATCGGCAACCGTGACGCTCAGAACGAGGATCAGCACTGAGTGGCGAAGTTGCGAGCCAAGCTGAAAGGACGAAGGGAGGGCGGCAGCTTTGCCGCCTTTCCTCACGCCTGCGCAGAGCACACGAACTATCTGGGCCTCAGTGGCAGCGCGGTCAAGCTGCTTCACGACATGCACCACCGCTACAACGGTAAGAACAACGGCGACCTCAGCGTTGCTATGACGATCATGCAGCCACGCGGCTGGAAATCACCCATGACGCTCGCAGCTGCACGTGACGAGCTCGAGGATCGCGGCTGGATCGTGCGTACGACATGGGCAACCCGAAAAAGCCCGGTTCTCTACGCACTCACCTTTCTTGCCATTGATGACTGCAACGGCAAGCTTGATGTCAAAGCATCGCAGGTGGCGCTCGGATACTGGAAGCTTGGAAAGAACCCAGAGCCCGACAAGTTCCCCAAAAAAGTCGAGTTGCTTGGGCTCAACGAAAGGAAGAGCAAGAAAAAATCCGTGATACAGAAACTGGAGCACGGTGATACAGAAACTGTATCTGACAGCTACAGAAACTGTATCTGTGATCAGCCTTCAGCTACAGAAACTGTATCTGTTTCGCCGTTTTTGCCAAATCCTCAGATACAGAATCTGTATACCTCTATAGATATACCAGGTGCGCCTGCGAACGCAGATGCTTCTGCTGTGGCTGTTGACGTTGCTTCTGCTGCTGAAAGCAGTGCCTCACCGCGGGCGGCGAATCCGAAACCCTTGCGGAACCCTTCCCCAACCCATGACCGCGTGAAACCGAAAGCTGCATAGGAGCCGATGATGAGTGACGAAAGACCCCTGCCTGACCTGCTGGAAAGCGAGAAGGTCGCGATTCACATATTTTCCTTGGGCATGGCTATCAAGCTACTTATGGAGCGAGTTATCCCTGACGCCGCCGAACGAAGCGAGCTCGCCGATGATCTCCTTGAGAGGTCAGAGGCTGCCTTGCGCACAATCCTCGACCCAGTCACCGACGACACTTGGAGCAAACGCGAACAACAGGTCGCACTACTGACCGGAAGTATCCGCTCACTCTTCGGAGTGAAGGCGTGAAGGCAGCACCCAACGACACCCCATACGACATGCGGACCCGCACCGTGGCCTACGGTGAGTTGATGCTGGAGAACTGGGCTGAGCATCGCGAGATCGATTTTGAGCGGATCGGCGCGCGGCCTGATCGCACATTGGAGCGCGCGAAGGAAATGCGCGACGGGCTGGCGAGGAGCACGGCCACACACGATGCATTCGGCGATCCACTGCTGGATGCGATGGAGAAGATCGCCGAGCGTGCGAAGACGACGCTCACAGTGGAGCGCTGGGTCAGTGAACTGCCGGGTGAGCACCGGCGCGCGGTGAAGCTGTTCTACGTCGAAAGGCGGAAGATCCAGCAGATCGCATCGATGCTCGGGGTCGACCGCAACCACGCGGGCAACATCATCGACGACAGCAAGTGGATGATCGGGAGCCGCGCGCTGAACCTCCAAGGGGTCAACGACCCATCGCATCTGGGACGCACCGGATAGACGCACTCTCTTGCGATTTTGCATGCAAGCACCCCATAATCCGCCTCGGACGAACTGTGCCTGAAAGAAAAACCCAGCCCTAACCGGCTGGGTTTTTTCGTTTGCGGCGCAGGGTTTTCGCTTGGCGTTTTCCTAGCGAAATGCCAGGTCACGGTGAAGTACCGTGGGTCTGCAAACTGACCGCATAGCCAAACGCCATTTGAAATGGCAAATGGCTGATTTCATGGCAAAGCCGAAAATTGGGTTTTGCGGATTCGCCTCTGCCTCCGTGCATAGAGTCGGCAATGTTTCCGCATCTGATGCGGACAAGCCTCACCTAAAGCCTTTCACCAAACCCGCCATTGAGCGGGCTTTTTGTTGGCAGGTTCGAATCCTGCCCCCGCTACCAATTTTTGGTGAGCGCCCAGCCGCAGGTGGCGAGTAACAGCGGCAGCGATTGGATACGGCTCTCCTACGGTTTTTCCTTCCGTGTCTGAAATCGCCGTCTTGCCCACGAGACGGGCCTTCTTCAACTACCAAGGAACCGATATGGATGATGACGTGAAGCAGTTGCTCAAGCAGATCGCTGAGCAGACGAAGCGGCAGAACGAATTGCTCGAGAACATTGCGGATGACGTGCGCTTCTTCCGTGAAGAGCGTGAGCGTGCCATCGCCGCGATGACTCGGCCGCCTCAGTTCGGCATGCTGACCCGAGGATGAAACTCCGAACCCTGCCGTCGCGCCTTCAGCCTGCGACCACAAGCCGCTTGAAGACGGTGACGACGGCAGACGTTCGGATCAGCGGCAGAAGGCTGCAGGAGCGCCGCAAGCGTATCTGGCAGCGTGACCCGAACTGCGCGAGGTGTGGTCGGCTGACGATCCACCCGCACGGCTACGAGCTCGACCACCGCGTTCCGCTACACCAAGGCGGTGAGGACACCGACGAGAACTGCCAAGTGCTGTGCAACGGCACCGAAGGCTGCCACCTCGCCAAGACGCGAGAGGACGCCAAGGCTTAAATCCGGGTTCGGATACCCACAGGAGCGCCACAAGGGTTTAGGAGTTTGAATCCCCTCCTCTCTGCCACATTCGGCAATGCCTGTCGGTCCAGTCCATCATCGGACCGGTAGACAGAAGAGACTTTAAATCTCCTCTAACGGGCCCAGCGGACGCAGCGGACGCAGCGGACTCAAAATCCGCCGAGGTTCGGATTCCTCTCTCTCCGCCACCGGGGGAGGTAAAAAAGTTCTGAGGACGATGCCTTGGAAATCGCACTTCCTCTCACGCAGAGATTTTTTGACCTTTTCAAACGAGATTCAAAATGGCCGACCAGAAGAAGGGCCGCGGCGGCGCGCGTCCTGGCGCTGGTCGCAAGCCGAAGCCCAAAGCCGAGCCGGTTCTCGGTGAAGTTGCCGCCGACACGCCGCTGGCGTTCCTTGAGAGCGTGATGCGCGACACGAAAGCCGACGATGCACTGCGGGTGAAGGCCGCAATTGCAGCGGCTCAATACCGCCATCCCAAGGTTTCGGATATGGGCAAGAAGGAAGCGAAACAGCGCGCTTCGAAGGAAGTAGCCGCCACGCGATTCCAAGCCAGCACACCGCCGCGCCTGGTGCGCGACAACACGAAGTAATCGATGGATTGGACAACCGCTTGCCCTGATTGGGCGGATAGACTGCGCGCGGGTGAATCGATCATCCCGCCTCCGATCTTTCCCGACGAGGCAGAGAAGGCGCTGGAGATATTCAAGCAACTGCGAATCGTCGATGCGCCGGGTAGCCCCACGTTCGGCGAGGCCTGCGCACCTTGGGTGTTCGAGTTGGTCGCGAGCATCTTCGGCAGCTACGACGCGGAGAGCGGTCGACGGCTGATCACCGAGTGGTTCATCTGCCTGCCGAAGAAGAACAGCAAGTCGACGATCGCCGCCGGCATCATGATGACGGCCCTGATCTTGAACTGGCGGCAGTCGGGGGAGTTCGCGATCCTCGCGCCGACGATCGAAGTCGCCGGCAACAGCTTCACGCCCGCGCGAGACATGGTGCAGCGGGATGACGACCTTGACGCGCTGATGCACGTACAAGGGCACACCAAGACGATCACGCATCGCGAGAGCAACGCGACGCTCAAAGTCGTAGCTGCCGACTCGAACACGGTCGGCGGCAAGAAGTCGGTGGGCACGCTGGTCGACGAGCTTTGGCTCTTCGGCAAGCAGGCCAATGCGGAGAACATGCTGCGCGAGGCGGTCGGCGGCTTGGCATCGCGGCCAGAAGGCTTCGTGATCTACCTGACCACGCAGAGCGACGACGCACCCGCCGGCGTGTTCAAGCAGAAGCTGCAGTACGCGCGCGGCGTGCGCGACGGGACGATTCACGATCCACGGTTCGTGCCGATCATCTTCGAGCACCCGACGGAGATGGTGGAGCGCAAGGAGCACCTGCTCGCCGAGAACCTGGCGCTGGTGAACCCGAACCTCGGGTACTCCGTCGATCGCGAGTTCCTGATGCGCGAGTACCGGAAGGCGCGCGAATCCGGCGACGAATCGTTCATCGGCTTCATGGCGAAGCACGGCAACGTCGAGATCGGCTTGGCGCTCAAGTCCGACGGCTGGCCGGGCGCTGAGTTCTGGGGGCAGCAGGCGCGGCAAATGCTCACGCTCGAATCGCTGCTGGAGCGCTGCGAGGTGGTCGACGTGGGCGTTGATGGCGGCGGCCTTGATGACCTTCTCGGGCTCGCTGTTGTGGGCCGCGATCGCGAGACACGCGAATGGCTGGCCTGGTGCCATGCCTGGGCGCATCCGAGCGTTCTGGAGCGTCGCAAGGCAGAGGCACCGCGCTTTCGCGATTTCGAGAAGGCCGGCGACCTGACGCTGGTCAAGCAACTCGGCGAGGACATCGAGGATCTTGCAGAGATCGTCGCCGGCATCCACGCACGCGAACTGCTCGACAAGATCGGCATGGACCCGGCCGGCATCGGCGCGATCATCGATGCGCTGGTTGCAGCCGCAGTTCCGCAAGACAAGATCGTTGGTGTCTCGCAGGGCTGGCGGCTCGGCGGCGCGATCAAGACCACCGAGCGAGCATTGGCTGAGGGCCGATTGCTCCATTGCGGACAAGCGTTGATGGCCTGGTGTGCAGGCAACGCGAAGATCGAACAGCGCGCGAACTCGACAGTGGTCACGAAGCAAGCGAGCGGCACCGCCAAGATCGATCCGCTGATGGCGCTGTTCAACGCGGTGTCGCTGATCGCGCTGAACCCGCCGGCGCAGAAGCGGAAGTTCCAGATGTTTTTCGCTGGCGGGCGACCGGCCGGCACGAACCAAAGAGACCCCGCTTCGGCGGGGTTTCGTCGTTAAGGGGTATCGATGCAAAGAGCCTACAGTCTGCTCACGATCAAGAGCGTGGACGAAGAGTCGCGCGAGATCACGGGCATCGCATCAACGCCGACGCCTGATCGCAGCGGCGATGTCGTCGAACCGAAGGGCGCCGAGTTCAAGCTGCCGATCGCGCTGTTCTGGGAGCACAAGTTTCCAGTCGGACAGGTCTTCGCCGCCAAGGTGACCGCGGCCGGCATCGAAGTGAAGGCCCGCATTGCGAAAGTCGACGAGGCCGGCACGCTGAAGGATCGGCTCGACGAGGCCTGGCAGTCGATCAAGGCCGGCCTCGTGCGCGGATTCTCCGTGGGCTTCAAGCCGAAAGAAGCCGCACGCATCGAAGGCACCTTCGGCACCCGCTATCTGAAATGGCTCTGGCTCGAACTGTCGTGCGTTGCGATTCCCGACAACGCCGAGGCCTCCATTCAAACCATCAAGTCGATCGCGACTCAGCAGCGTGCTCCGCCCGCGACCGTCGTCGTTCGTCTCACTGCCGCATCCCCGGCGCCCGTTGTGACCATCAAGACGCCCCAGGAGGGCAACGTGAACATTCAACAGAAAATTCAGCAGTTCGAAGACGAGCGCGTCACCAAAGGCGTGCGCATGACCGCGATCATGGAGGCAGCCGGCGACAAGTCGCTGGATGCCGAGCAGACCAAGGAGTACGACGCCCTCACCGGCGAAGTGAAAGCGATCGATGATCACCTCGAGCGTCTGCGCGAACTCGAGAAGATCAACATCAGCAAGGCCGTTCCGATCACCGGCATCAAGGGGCCGAACACCACTCAGGTCAAGCCCGTCATCGAGAAGGGCATCGAGTTCGCTCGCTACGTCATGTGCCTGGCTTCCGCGAAAGGCAACCTGATGCAGGCTCACGAGATCGCGAAGTCCCGCTTCGCCGATTCGCCGCAGCTGCATACCGTGCTCAAGGCGGCCGTCGCTGCTGGCACCACGACCGATGCGACCTGGGCGAAGCCGCTGGTCGAGTACAACGACTTCGCCGGCGACTTCGTGGAGTTCCTGCGACCGCAGACAATCATCGGCCGCTTCGGTCAGGGTGGCATTCCGGCACTTCGCCTCGTGCCTTTCAACATCCATATCCGGGGCCAGACCTCGGGTGGTGCCGGCTACTGGGTCGGTGAAGGCAAGCCCAAGCCCCTGACCAAGTTCGACTTCAACGATACCTACCTGGGCTGGGCGAAGGTCGCGAACATCTGCGTGCTGACCGAAGACCTCGTCCGCTTCTCGAATCCGAACGCCGAACAACTGGTGCGCAGCGCGCTCGCCGAGGCGCTGATCTCGCGCATCGATACCGACTTCATCGATCCGGCCAAGGCTGCGGCGGCAAATGTCTCGCCGGCATCGATCACCTATGGTGTGGCGCCGATCGAGTCATCGGGCAACGATGCCGACGCCGTGCGCGCCGATATCCGAGCGGCTTTCGCGGCCTTCATCGCCGCCAAGATCACGCCCACCGCCGGCGTCTGGATCATGTCGCCGACCCGCGCGCTGGCCCTCTCCATGATGCACAACGCCCTCGGCCAGCCTGAGTTCGCCAGCGTCACGATGACGGGCGGCACGTTGCAGGGCTTGCCGATCATCACGTCCGAGTACGTGCCGGACGACATGGTGATCCTCGCCAATGCATCCGACATCTGGCTGGCGGACGATGGCCAGGTCGTGATCGACGCGAGCCGCGAAGCCTCGCTGCAGATGGACAGCAGCCCGGTCGCTGGCGCAGCCGAGCTCGTCAGCATGTTCCAGACGAACCAGGTGGCGATCCGCGCCGAGCGCTGGATCAACTGGTCGAAGCGTCGCGCGGCCGCTGTCGTGGTGCTAGACAACGTGGCCTGGGGTGAGCCGGCCGAACCCGAGACGCCCTAAGCCATGAAGGTCGATCTCATCGCCCGCAAACCGCATCGCTACGCTGACCGACCCATCGCGGTCGGTCAGCGTTACAGCGCATCGGAGAAAGATGCTCGGCTGTTCAAAGCCGTGAATCTCGCCGATGACGCGCCTGCGATTACGCCACTGGAAGTCGTGGTCGACGACGAACCCGAGCCGGCCAAGCCCAAGAAGGCCCGCAAAGCATGAAGCTCAGCCAGCGCATTGCCCCCACCGTCACCGTGACGAAAGCCGGCACGCTCGCGCCTGTCGGCGGTCGCAACGTGCTGCCGTGGATTCGCGAACCCTACGCCGGTGCGTGGCAGCGCAACGAGGAGGTCAGCGTCGAAACGGCGCTGGCCCACTCTGCGGTGTATTCGTGCATGACGCTGATCGCCAGCGACATCGGCAAGCTTCGTCCGATGCTGATGCAGATCGACGCCGATGGCATCTGGACCGAGACCACGAGCGCGGCGTATTCGCCGGTGCTGCGCAAGCCCAACCACTTTCAGAACCGCATCCAGTTCATCGAGTGGTGGATCATGTCGAAGCTGGTCTATGGGAACGCCTACGTTCTGAAACAGCGCGACAGCCGGCGCGTGGTGGTCGCCGAGTACCTGCTCGACCCGATGCGCGTCACGCCGCTGATTTCCAGCGACGGATCGATCTACTACCAGCTCGGCCAGGACGTGCTCAACGGCGTGCGCGATACGGCGCTGATCGTGCCGGCCAGCGAGATCATTCACGACCGCATGAACTGCCTGTTTCACCCGCTCGTGGGCGTTTCTCCGCTGTTCGCTGCGGGCCTTGCCGCAGGCCAAGGCTTGCAGATGCAGCGTGACGCGAATCGCTTCTTCGCCAACGGGGCCAACCCCGGCGGCGTGCTGATCGCGCCCGGTGCCATCAGCGATCAGACAGCGAACGAGATCCGCGACAACTGGTCCGTGAACTACGGCGGCGAGAACGCCGGCAAGATCGCAGTTCTCGGTGATGGCTTGAAGTTCGAGCCGATGCGCATGACTGCCGTTGATGCACAGGTCATCGAGCAACTGAAGTGGACTGCCGAGAACGTGTGCTCAACCTTCCATGTGCCGGCCTACAAGATCGGCGCCGCGCCACCACCGAGTTACAACAACATCGAAGCGCTGGCGCAGGAGTACTACTCCACCTGCCTGCAAACCCTGATCGAACATTGGGAAGCGTGTCAGGACGAAGGGTTGGGTCTGCCAGTGAACTACGGCACTGAGCTGGAGCTCGACAGCCTGCTACGCATGGATACCTCGACGCTGATCACTGCCGAAGCTGCCGCAGTCGGCGCCGGCATCAAGTCCCCGAACGAGGCGCGCAAGCGGCTCAACCTAAAGCCGGTGAAGGGTGGCGAATCGCCCTACTTGCAGCAGCAGAACTACGCACTGGCGGCGCTGGCCGAGCGCGATGGCGACAAGCCGTTTGCCAAAGCACTGAACACAAATTTGCGGCCAGCGAACGAACCGAAGCCCGGAGAAAACGAATGATGCTCGTGACCGTCGCCCAGGCGAAGGCGCGCTTGAAACTCGACATCGCCGAGAACGATCCGAACGTCACGCTGATGATCGAAGGCGCATCAGCCGCGGTGCTCAACTATCTCAAGAAGCCGGAAGGTTACGCGCAGAATGCCATTCCACCCGAGGTGAAGAACGCGACGCTCGTCCTCGTGGGCATGATGGCTCGTGACCCCGACGGCACGGAGTCGAAGGACTGGCCGCAGGGCTATCTACCTTGGGCCGTGACCGCGTTGCTGTACCCGCTGCGCAAGCCGACGGTGGCCTGATGCTCTCCGCAGGCAGACTCAATCAGCGCATCGCGATCGAAGCGCAGATCGTGAGCCGTGGCCCGAGCAACGAGAAAGTCGTGACGTGGACGCCCGTGATTCCCGAACTCTGGGCCGAGGTGAAACCGATGTCCGTCACGGGCCTGCTCGCCGCGCAGGCGTTGCAAAGCCAGGCGACATACGTGATCACGATCCGGTACCGCACCGACATCGATCGCAAGATGCGCGTGCGCCGATTACGCGACGACATGATCTTCGCGATCGAAGCCGAGCCACTGCCCGATGATCGCAGCGGGCTTGAGTGGGTGACGCTGCACTGCTCGCAGGGGCTCAACGATGGCGAGTAGCACGATCAAGGTTCAGGGGCTCGACCAGCTGTTGAAGAACCTCGAGCAGCTGCCGCGTGAGCTGGTGAGCAAGAACGGCGGATTGGTGCGCACCGCGTTGTTCAAGGCGACGAAGCGAATTCGAGAGCAAGCACGCCAGCGCGCACCTCACGACACCGGTGTCCTCGCGAAGAACATCATCGCCGTGCGGGACAAGAACCCACGAGCCAACGGCGCAAGCGAGCGTTACATCATCACCGTGCGCAAGAAGCGTTGGTCGAAGCAGGCGAAGGAACGCGCCACGCGCAGAGCCAACGGCAAGATCGACTATCGCCGCAGCAACGATGCGTATTACTGGCGCTGGGTGGAGTTCGGCACCGCCACTCAACAGGCACAGCCGTTCCTTCGTCCTGCGTTTGAATCCGAGAAGGAAGCGGCGGTGCTCGACTTTAAAGATTCGCTGGCATCCGGCATCAAGCGCGTGGTTGCAAAGATGAGGAAGTGATGAGGCCCAACCTTTACCCGATGGTCCAGGGTGATGCAGGTGTGCAAGCGATCCTTGGCGATGACCCGATGCGCTTCTTCCCGTTCGGTGAAGCCGACGAGGGCAGCAACGCCAACCAGGTCTACGCGACTTGGCAGCTGATCTCAGGCCTGCCTCAGAACCAGCTCAAAGGCTCGGCCACGCTGGATTGGTTTCGCGTGCAGATCGATGTCTGGGCTGCGAAGGCAGACGAGGCAGACACGGCAGCCAGCGCCCTGCGAACCGCGCTCGAACCGAAGGGCTACATCGTCAGCATCAACGCCGATGGACGTGATGCTGCAACGCGCGCCTATCGCATCAGTTTTGATTTCGAGTTCTGGCAGAAGCGCTGACCGGCGCCACTGCTTTCCCAACGCCCGCAAAATTGCGGGCATTTTTTTGAGGTGATTACATATGTCTCAGCTGACTCAAGGGACCGAACTGTTCTATCAGTCGGCTCCCGACACGATGACTCTTGTCGAAGAAATCACGGGCGTTACCGGCACCGGTGGCGCGCGAAGCCAGATCGACGTCACCAATCTTTCGAGCAAGGAGATGGAGTACAAGCCGGGCTTGGCGCAGCCTGGCGCGGTAAGCGTCCCGATGAACTTCGATCACTCGCTCCCGAGCCATCAGGCCCTATACGCGCTGTGGGAAAGCGGCGCTCGTGTGAAGTGGGTGGTCGGCCTGTCCGATGGCGTTGCTCCGCCGACGTCGGCAGCAGGTGTCATCACCTTCCCCACCTCTCGCACCTACATCGAGTTCACTGGCTTCATTGCCGACTTCCCGATTGACGCTGCACTCAACTCCAAGTTCGAAAGTGCCATGACGGTCCAACGTAGCGGGCGCAGAACCCCGCACTGGAAGGCTGCATCATGAGCCTGCGCGACGAGTTGTCCGACCTCATCGGTGCTGAAGTACAGGCGCATCAGATCACGCTCAACGGCAAGACCAAGCCTCTGCACTTCCGCCAAATCACTGATGCAGAGGGTCGAACGATCTTCCGCGTGGTTGAAAGCGAATCCGATGCAGATCGCGGTAATCGCATCATGCGCTCACTCGTGCTCGCGTCTTCCTGCGATGCCAGTGGCGAGCGGAACGCCACTGTTGAAGAGGTGGAGGGCTTGGGATCGGCAACCTTGCAGGCGCTGTTTGCAGCCGCCGCCGCGACCAACAACATCCCGCTGACTCAAAGTACCGAGAGCGCCTCGGATGAGGGTGCAAGCCCAAAAGTCTAACGCCCGCGGAGGTTTTGGCTTACGAGGATCGGGTTCGCCGCGCGCTTTCCCTACGTTGGGGATGCTCGCTGCGATACCTGTCCCGAGTAAAGCTGTCCTACGCGGAGTTCCTTTATTGGGCTCGGCATTTCGCAGAAGAGCCCTTCGACGATCGCCGCTGCTTCGATCGGCCCGCGGCTGAAATCCGTCACCTCTACGTCAACAGCAGGCGCAAAGAAGGCACGCCCATGATCCCGCTTGAGCAGTTCATGCCGTATCGAGATCGGGAACCGGAAACGGCCGCCATCGTCAACATCGATCACCAAGTGCTGGCCCTACTGTAGGAGCAACGATGAACCTTGGATCAATCGGCAGTGTGTTTATCGATGTAGCAGCGAACACAGCCAAATTTGAAACAGACATCGGACGTGCGTCTCGCGAGTCTGAGAAGCGCGCTCGCGAAATACAGAAGGGCTTTCAGGACGCGGCGAAGAACATCGCCGCAAGCCTGGCGGCGCTCGACATCGGCCGGCGCCTGGGCGAAGGCTTGCGTGCTGCGATCGAGCGAGCCGACGAGCTCGACGAGATGGCGCAGAAAGTCGGCGCATCCGTGCGCGGACTGTCCGGCTTGAAGTTCGCCGCCGATCTCGAAGGCGTCGATGGCCTGACCGAAGCGCTCGCCAAGCTCAGCAAGGCGATGGTGGAGAGCGAGAAGGCCGGCAGCGAACAAGGCCGCGCATTCGCCGCACTCGGCATCAACGTGCGCGATGCGTCCGGCCAGCTGAAGACCAGCGATGTCGTACTACGCGAGATGGCAGAGGCCTTCGCACAAAGCGAGGATGGGGCAACCAAGAGCGCGGTGGCGATGGCCCTGCTCGGTCGCAGTGGCGCGGACATGATCCCCTTCCTCAACAACGGCGCGGAAGGACTCGATCGACTGACCCGCAAAGCCGAAGAGCTTGGCCTGGTTATCGACGACGAGATCGCCGCAGCCGCCGGTGAGTTCAACGACAACCTATTCATCCTCCAAGCTTCAGCAAGCGGCTTAGCGTCGCGGGTCGCTGCTGACCTGCTGCCATCGCTGCGCGATCTCACCGCACAATTCACCGAAACCTCCGCGACAGGCGACGTCGCGGCAGGCTTGGCCGATTCGCTGCGCGTTGGATTCCAGGGCGTCGCGCTCGTGGTCGCCAACGTCTCCTACGTGTTCGAGCAGATCGGCCGGGAGATTGGAGGCATCGCAGCCCAAGCTGTCGCCCTCGCGCATCTAGACTTCAGTGGTGCAGCGGCGATCCATGATGCGATGGTCGCTGACGCGGCCGACGCTCGAAGGCGCATCGACGAACTCAATACTGCGCTACTCAATCTCGGCAAGACCGATGAGCAGGTACGCACGCGAGCCGCCAAGGCGGAAGCAGGCGACGGCAAATCCCAGATCAAGTTCGGGCCGGAAGCGACCTTTGATGGCAGGTTCGACCTCAAGTCGATCGAGGCTGACGCGCTGCGCCCTCTGCGGGAGCAAATCACGGCCGAGCACGACCTCCTTGAGCAACGTCTGCAGCAGGAGCAGGACTATCACAAAGCCTCCTACGACGCGGAGATCGCTGCCGAACAGCGCCGGAAAGGAGTCGCCGACAGCATGGCGAACTACCAGCGGCAGCAGATCGACGCGATGGTTACGCAGGCTGATGCGATCGCAGGCGTGCTCAGCATGGCAGCCGATGCTGCCTCGGCCTTCGGGGCTAAGGGATTCGCGGTTTTCAAAGCTCTGAAGATTGCCGAGGCAATGATCTCGATTCCATCCAGCGCGATCAAAGCCTACGAATCGGCGCTGGCGGTGCCGGTGATAGGCCCGGCATTGGCGCCCGCGGCGGCGGCGGCGGCGGTTGCCGTCCAGCTCGCACAGGTCCAGCAAATCAGATCCATGCAGTTCAGCGGCCGACGCTACGGCGGTATTGTCTCTGCCGGTGGGATGTACGAGGTAGCTGAGCCAGGTAATCCGGAACTACTGCGCTACGGCAACAAGACTCTGCTGATGATGGGCTCGCAATCCGGCGTAGTAGAGCCGGCGAGCGCCATTGCTCCGCTTTCGTCAGGAGGCGGTGGGGTAAAAATCACCTTCAACGATAACGTCGGCGTGGCGGTCAACGCTCGCCAACTCAGCGACGGCCAGATCATCGCCGAGATCAGCCATCGCGTGGATCAAGGCATGCAGACTGCGGCGTCACGGGCCGTCGGAATTACCGCAGCACAACTCGCATCCCGCTCAGGCGATGTGTACGCCGGCCTACAGGCTGGCTCTGTGGTGCAGCGCCGAAATCGTAATTCGAAGGTGTACGGCTGATGCCACTACCTCAATACCCCAGTTCACTGCCGGAACCGCTGAGAGGCAGCTACAGCGGCACTCCTGGCCCAAGGCATGAGCGCACCGCTTTTGGTGGGCCTGTCGAGCACGTCGAAGAAGTTTTCTCAGGCTCGTGCATCGTGGTTCCACATCACGTGATCGTGACGAGCACTCAGGCTTTCGAGTTTCGAGCGTGGATCGCGAAGTACAAGCCGAACGTCAACTGGGTATTGATGCCCGCGAACATCGGCTACGGCGTGCAGCTCTACGAGTCAAGAATCCTGCGGCTCGATATGCCTCACAACCTCACTGGCATGGATTACTGGGCTATCCCCTTCGACCTGGAGATTCGCGCAAAAGCAGACGGCTCCTATTGGGATATCTCAGCTGACGAAGCAGACGTGGTGCTAGGCGGGTTTCTTTACATCGACGATCACATCATCGTCGGGTAAAGCGCCGAAGAAGCACATTTATTTAGCTCCCCGAAACGGGCTCGAATCGACACCCTGCACCCAAAGGAGGCGCGCTTCCGCGCTTCATTTACGCGTGTTGCGCTCGCGCTCCTGCTCTTCTTCCAAACTCAGGGCAATGAGCCTGCGAACGAAACGCGCAGCCACTTCAGGATCGGGTTTTCCAGTCGAGGGCAGCATCCTGATCGGTCGACTTGGCTTTCTCGTTCTCGTCGCAGCTTTTGCCCTGGGATCCTTGTTCGGCATCAGTCGCACTCCTTGCGCCCTTGAAGGTGCCGACACTACCAAATTACGCCGCACGCAACTCAATCACGTTGCCGCCACCGTCACGTAATCGATCGAGATGATCGGCCCAGGCCTGCATCATCTTTCGGCGCTGTTCGAGATATGCGGCCTTGTTGTACGTGTCGCGGATCTCGTCATCGCTGCCATGTGCCAGTTGCTTTTCGATCCAGTCGGAGTTGTAGCCGCGCTCATTGAGGGCCGTGCTCACGATATGGCGGAAGCCGTGGCCAGTCTGCTTGCCCTTGTACCCCATGCGCCCGATAGCGACATTGATCGTGTTCTCGCTGATCACCTGCTTGGGCTTGTAGGGGCTCGCGAAAACAAGCGGCCGGTCGCCATTGGCGTCGAACCGCTCGCGCAGCAGCGTGATTGCTTGGGTCGGCAGCGGCACGATATGCGGGCGCCGCATCTTCATGCGCTCAGCCGGAATGCTCCACACGCCGGCGTCGAGGTCGATTTCGTCCCAGCTGGCGCCGCGAAGCTCACCAGGCCGTACCGCAGTGAGTAGCAGCATGGAGATCGCGTCGACCGCATCCGGTGACGCTGCGGCGTACCCGTCCATCGCTTTGAGGAATGCCGGGAGTTCGTCGAGCTGCAGATGGGCGTGCTGTGATCGCGCCCGCTTCTTCAGGGCCACCGCAGACAGGGCCAGCGCCGGGTTGTCTTCGATGACCCCTTCGGCGTGTGCGTAGGCGAAGATCGCGCCGAGCCATCCCCTCGCCTTTTTCGCGACGTCGAGCGCATCGCGCTTCTCGATCTTGCGGAGCGCGGTGACGAGCTCGGGACGCTTGATGTCGGGGATGGGCCGATCGCCAAGCTGTGGGATCAGATCGAGATCGAGGTAGGTCCTGACCTTACTCGCGGTCGACACAGACCACTCGGCGCTCTTCAACGCGTACCAGGCCTGCGAGACGGCCCGAAAGGTGTTCTCACGGCGCAAGGCACTTTCCCGCTTCTCAGTCTTGCGATGCTCGCCGGGATCGACGCCATTCGATAGCAGAGCTCGAGCTTCATCGCGGCGGGCCCTCGCCTCCTTGAGGCTGACCTGGGGGTACGAACCCAGTGCCAGAAGCTTCTCCGTACCCCCAAATCGGTACTTGAGTCGCCAGCGCTTGCCCTTAGTGGCGTCCATTGTGGACGTCACGAGCAGATACATGCCCTTCTCGTCTGCCAATTTGTAGGGCGTGTCTCTCGGTTTTGCCTGTCGAATCAAGGTGTCAGTGAGCAT